TGTCGTAATTGTAGTACCTTCAATTGTTTTGATTGGATTTGATCCTCCAATGAAGATAGGTAATCCATGAGTATCCATGAATCCTTCGTAGTTCCACTCCATAGGTATGAACAAGCTATAGAGCCCAGAAGCTGTCTGTCCGTTTTTATTTCTGTTATTAACGTCTGAATTGTTGTATAGTTTTTTGAAGTTGTCTCCACCTTTGTCTAATGCATTTGAAGTACTACCCATCATACATTTACCTACTATTCTTGATCCTAGTCGTAATGTAGTTTTTGTAACTCTCCAGTTGTTTAATATATTATCAGGTCTTTCCCATTTACCACTTTCATCATGAGCTAGTAGTTTTAGCTTTTCACCATCGTAAGAGTTATCACCTGTATTTTTCCAGTCAATAGTTGTATCAAGCCCATCTAATTCTCTTAGTTGCTCATTGCTTTCCAACTTTCTTCTAGTAAGTTTGGATGCCGGAACCCTATATGCCAACTCAGTCTTTGGCCGATCCATACCGTCTTGAATTGGTTTGAAGAAAAATGGATAATTAACGGATATTGGTACAACTTTATCTGTAAACATTTTCTTGGCATCTGCTCCAGACTTGCTGAGTATACCAAACCTTGAGTCAGTTGATATTGTAGCTTGATTAACGAGCTCTGCTGAGGACATAAATGAAAATCCAGATCGTCTGTTTTTAAGATAGCACATTCCGTAACACCTGTTATCTGCTTTGCAAGCTTCCCAAAATATAAAAAAGAGTCTGTTTGATTCTCTATAGTCTGGTGCTCCAATGTCGATCTTTGACCATTGCAAGTACATATAATGAGTACCAGTAATGTAAGTATTAATACCATTGTTATAAAACCAAAATCCTTCTTCTCGTCTAGTAAATTCATTATCTATATAATCGTACCATTTTTCTTTAAAATCTAGTGGGTAATCTTCCCAGTCAAATCTAGTTTTTATTCTTTGTAACTCCTTAGGGTATTCTTTTCTTTCCCAGTATTGTTCCGATTTTTTTTCGCTTCGTTTAAACGGTTCATTTGCTGCTGGTAAAGCAATCCTGAGATTTTGTATTTCAATGACTTGTCCAATTTTACCTGTTTTACTTATTACTACAAAATCATATTCCACATTGTATCCATATTCCCACTTGTTTAAACGGTTTTGTTTTTTTAATATTGTAGGATTTACAACGTCTTTAATTTCTTTCCAAAGAGTTTGTTCGTGGCTCACTTGCTTCTCCCTTCCGCAAAACCTTTAAAAACTTTTTGTTCTTTAACTTCTTTAGGTTTTTCATTTAATATATCCTCTTCTTCTTCTATTCTTTGCAATATTTCAAAAGCATCCATAATACAAAGTTTTTTTGTAGCAGCCGCATTTTTAAGTCTATCAGCTGAAACATCTTCTTCAGTATGCGTAATGATTTTTTCTTCAGCTACTTTAATTAACTCATCAACTGCTTTTCGCCCAGCTTGGATTATATTCTTTCTCGTTTGTTTCGTGCCCATTTAAAATAGCTATATCATTAGATTTCATACAATAGAGTCGTTCATTATTTATAATAAACTCAAATTCTGAGTTAGGTGTGAACGTTACAGTCGCTCCAGTTGTTATTCCTAGAGCTTCTAAGGTGTTGTTGCTATATTTAACTATACCAACATTAGGTTTTTCTTTATCAATGCTTAGATTATCAGTATTTAATACTGGCATTAAAAAACAATAATCATTAAATGGTTTGTCGTTGTACATATATATTTGATCTACACTACAAAGCCACATATTATCTTTAAAATATAAAGAACTATTTCTTTCTCTACCTTTGTTATCATACCATCTTCTAAAAATATTATGATGAACATATACTGTATCACCTACTTTTATTTTAGTTTCAAAAGCTGATGGTGTAGAAACGATAACAGCTTTTTTACTAACAAACTTATGATTTTTAATACTAGCGTTAATAATGAGGGTTTTATCATTGATCTTCTTTGTATTATCATACCTTTTACTTAATGGCTTAACAATAAAATTATATAAGCTTCTCATTAGTACTTTAAATCGTACTCTACTGATATTGCCATATTTTTATTAAATTTTTTCCACGGCAAAACTTCATTAGACTTGGTTATAAATATATTATAAGACTCATCCTTTTCGTCGTGCAGTATATTAGATATTACATGACCTCCATAAACTTCTTGACCACACGAATAGTGCATAGCTCCATCTTTATAATCGGAACCTATACTTATTTTTCTAATATTAGACATCTTCTTTATCGTTTACTCGTTTCCACTTACCAGTGAGTAAATCAATATTTATTGATCCGTACTTCTCTTCTAATACTTTTTTAGTATTATTTACAACCTCGTTTGTGTCTGCCAACTCATGTAATAATGCGTGTTTTTTAGACTCTATATAACCTATTTCAGCTAATATACTATTTACCTTGTCTTGCTCTTTTTTTACTTGTGTGAATTCTTTTTCATCAAGTATTCCAGAATCTACCGTTACTTTACTCATTTTATTTTATTTAATTATTAACCAAGAAGTATCTTTAAATTGCTTTATATTGTTTCCAAAGTTTTCTGTTACAGCCTGCTTTACAGTATCCCAACTATAATCATGTCCAGCTATAATGCCACCTTTTTTAACGACTCTAATACAATCTTTAATATCTCTCAGCACGTCTTCGTATTCGTGACTAGCATCTATATATGCAAAGTCAAAATATCCATCATTATAGTTATTTATAACATTGTAACTATAATCTTTAATATGATTTATAAAATCAAAATATTTTATATTATTATTAAATTCAGCTTCAACATCTTTCCATGTATGACTAAATATGTTGTTAAAGCTTTCTTTTCCCTCAAATGGGTCTATACATACTATTTCATTAAAAATACCAGAAGCAGCTGTTATCTTAGCAGACTCACCCATATAGCTTCCTATTTCTAAAGCTTTTGAGTTATCTGGTAATAAATTACTAATGTAATCTATTAAATGTAAAAAACCTAAAAACTGATAATTTTTATTACTACCGCTTTTACGCCATTCAAGGCACGCATTAAATCTTTGCGTTATCACTAGTATATTGCCACGCAGTCTGTACCAATAAGTAGTTTGGTAGCAAGCATAGGTGTTTTATCACCCACAACTGTTCCTGGCTGTACGCTTTTAAATGTTACTTCAGTTCCAGCTTCAGTTACTATTTTAATATCTTGCGCTGAAGACTTGCCGTTGTATATTACAACTCCTCTTTCAGATGTATTTGCTATTGCACCTGTTCCAGCTGTTAAAGCTACAGCATCATGACCAAACATTCTTGGCTGAGCCATCATATTTCCTTCTAAACCTCTCATGTTTATTTATTTATTTTTGTTATTTTTTCAGCACCACGACTTCCGAAGTATGCTACATAAACTGTTACCAGTAGTGTTTTTAATAAGTTTATCCAAGCTTCATCTACATCAAACTGCAAATGAAAAGAATCTACAGCCATCATAAACACAGCTGAACCAGTTAAAAATATCAAAGCTAAAGGTCTAGTATTTTTACTTAACCAAGAATCTGACTTCATATCAGATCTCCATCTACTAGAAACCTCTTTCATTTCAGCTATATCTTGCTCTATAAGCTTCATAGCTTGCTCTTTATCAACAGCCTTAATCTTATTATCACTTGTTATAAGATTTTTTACTACACCAAGTGTTCCTTGATTAGGAAGCACATCTCCTATAGCTGCTAACACTTTAGGAGCTTTACTAGCTAAAAACGCACCTACTTTAGTTTCTTTAAATGATTTTTTTTCAGCCATTGTTTAGTTTTTTTATTCTTTTGTTAATTTTTTTCTTTTGTTTTTTAGAATATTGATCAAAATTAATATTTTTTATTTGGTCTTGATTTAATCTATTTACCTCACCTTGACCAGTTGCAGAAGCATAATTAACTTTAAACTTGTTTGCAAAACTATTGTCTCCTTTTAAACTTGTAATACCAGCACCAGCATTTAATTGCCCAGTGTTATAAGTATTTTCCATTTTTTTCAAGCTATTTCTATTAAAAGCAGCATCTCCAATAAAATCATTTTCTGATATTACTTCCCCATTTTTAGTATATTCAAAATCTCTGCCTTGCAATGCTTTAGTTTTTATTCTACCAATATTTTTTAACCCTGCTCCTTCTACCGCTTGTTTTCTACCTTTTGTAGATCTTCTAGCATCTCTTCTATTTGCATATATTTTAGCATTAGTACCACCTTTTACATTTCCTCCAGTAAAAGCTTTTGCATTTCTTTCTATAGCACTATCTACATCTCCTGACATATCTAAATCTACAACACCACTTAGCTTATTAACTTTGTTACCTTTTTTAGCTTTTTTAAGAATTCTACCAGGTTTTGCATTGTCTCTAAATCCTCTTCCTGACTGTATTTGTCTTTTAACACTTAGATCTGATAGTTTTTCATTAACTTTTAAATCATCTTTAATATGAGTCTCACCTTTAATATCTTTGATCTGTAGTTCTGGTGTAGAAACGTTAACAAAATTAGCTTTAGTTTTACCAGCATCTATTTTGTTACTACCGTCATCTGCCATTCCAGTTTCTACAATGCCTTTGTTAGTATCAAAAGTTGCTGTGTTAAATTTCTTAATATTGATAGGTTTTAAACTACTTTTATCACCTATATTAAATCCAAAGTTTTCTACAGCAAGATCATCACTTTCTTCCGTATAACGGTTTAAAACGTATTTAGTGTCTTTATTGCTATCACTTATTCTAGGCGTAACTTCACTAACTTGATCTGGATTATCAGTTGGAAGCTTTAAACTATTATAAAACTTTTTACTCATCGGTTCAATACCTTTTGAAGTTCCTGGTACACCTGCAATAAGTAATCCCTTTTTAAAATCTTCAGCAGTATAGTTTTGTGGTTTTCCAGGAGTTCCAGAACCCATCCCTTGCCCTCCTCCTCTAACATTAAAATTATCTTCACCTAATTTTTCCCCTGAAAAAGAATCTAAAACTATATCTACATTTTTTTGATTTTTGTCTGCTAAGACTTTTTCACTTGCTTTTAAATAATCAGCTTTATTGTCATACATTTCACCGTCAAGACCTTTAAAAGTAAAATCTGGGTTTATTGCTTCTTGACCTATTGAAGTTAAACTATTTTTATCATAGTCTTTAATGTCTTCAAATTTCTCTTTTGCTTTTGTAACTCCTGAAGGCGTTGCTCCTGGAGCAGCTCCACTTCTAACT